AACCACTGCGTCGCCCGGTTCTTGTCGGTGGCGACGCGAGCGCCGCTCGAACAGGTGCTGGCCGAGCGGTTCCCCGGCGACGAGTACACCGCGCAAGTCACCCGCGCGGCGATCGCGGGCGCGACCACGACTACTGCCGGGTGGGCGCAGGAACTGGTGCAGACCGGGCAGGGACAGTTCGTCAACAGCCTGATGCCGAACCAGGTCTTCCCGCCGCTGGCGGCAATGGGGTTGCCGCTGACCTTCGGGCCGAATGCGGGCGCGATCAAGATCCCGAGCAGGGCGGCGACGCCGTCGATCGGCGGGTCGTTCGTCGCGGAATCATCGCCGATTCCGGTCCGCAGGCTGGGGCTGACGAGCATCACGCTCTACCCGCACAAGGTGGGCGGGATCAGCGTGTTTTCGCGGGAGATCGCGGCCTACAGCAACCCCGACATCGAGTCGATCATCCGCGACGCGATCATCTCGGACACGCAGATCAACATCGATGCGCTGCTGCTCGACAACGTCGCGGTGTCGACCACCAGGCCGGCCGGGTTGACCAACGGCGTATCGACGCTCACCGCGACTGCGGGCGGCGGCTATGCCGCGTTCCTCGGCGACATGGGCAAATTGACGGCGCCCTTCTACGCCGCGAATGCCGGCCGCCGGCTGGCGTTCCTGATGAACCCGGCGCAGCGCAACCAGCTGGTGTTCGCGCCCGGTCCCGCAGGCGCACCATTCGGATGGGCGAAAGAATTCACCGACATGTTTTCGGTGATTGCCTCGACCTCGATCGCCGCGGGTGCCGTCTACATGGTCGATGCGGCGGATTTCGTCAGTGTGACGGGATCGCCGGAATTCGACGTCAGCGAGGTGGCGACCGTGCACATGGAAGACACCACGCCCTTGCAAATCGCGACCGGCGCGCAGGGTTCGGGCGTGCTTGCTACGCCGACGCAGTCGATGTTCCAGACCGCGCAAATCGCCATTCGCATGGTCGCCAACGTCAATTGGGCGATGCGCAGGAGCGGCATGGTTCAGTTCATCGGCTCCGGTGTGAATTGGGGATAATCGATCGGCGGCGCTTCGGCGCCGCCTTTTCCTTGTCGAGGCGGGAATGCAAACCAGACCGCGTTATCGTGAAGGCGACCCCGAACCCGAAGGCGTGCCGGCGCCAACCCAGGCTCGGGCGGATTTTCACAAAGCCAGGGTTCACGGTGCCGATGCCGACGATGTCGGCCCGCTGCTGCCACCACAGAACCAGGACGTGCCGTATGTCGGCGGCACCGCCGAGGTCGAGGGCACGCTCACCTGCACGATGGGCAACTGGACCGGCGAACCCGACAGCTATGCCTATGCGTGGCAGAGCGATGGCGCGCCGAACAACGCGATCGGCGACACCTATACCGTCGCTGCTGGCGATGCCGGCCACAGCATTTCCTGCATCGTGAGAGCGACCAACGCGCACGGCTCGACCGAGGCGCCGCCGTCGAATGCGGTGGCGATCCCGTGAGCGACGCACCGCCGACCCAGGCGCGGGCCAACCTCATCAAGGTGCAGGTGCATGGAGCCAACCCCGACATCGCACCGCAGGCGCCGCGCGTCTTGGTCGAGCCGGCGGTTACCGGCACCGCGGTCGTCGGGCAAACGCTGTCCTGCACGACGGGCACTTGGACCGGGACGCCGAGCGGCTATGCCTACCAATGGCTCGCCAACGGCGTGACGATCGGCGGCGCGACGACATCGACGCGCGTCATCGCGGCGGGCGACGCCGCCAAAACGCTTGTTTGCATGGTGACGGCAACCAACGCCGTCGGCAGCGGGCAATGCCCGTCCAACGGCACGGCAATCCCCTAAATCAGGAGAACGACCATGGCACAAACCAGCACCCCGCCTTCCCCCGAGCCGCGCCCCGCGCCCGAGCCGCGGCCTGCGCCCGCGCCCACCTCGGACGCGGCGCCGACGCCTGCAAGCGAAGCCGAGCAGAAGGCGGCGACCGACCAGGAGATTGCCGAGCGTCTGTCGTCGCCGCCGGAACCCCCGACCCCGACGCAGGCCGAGGCCGACGCCATCAAGACCGGCGAATACGACGCCTCGGCGCCGGAAGGGGCGCGCGTCAAGCGCCGCTCGATGGAGCCAGGTGCCGATAACCGCTATCCGACCCGCTGATGTTCCAGTGGGCCCAAACCCTGTTGGCGCCGCTGTGGAAGGCGGCGCCGGCAGAGGGCACCGAGCGGCCGGGACCATACCTCCTATCGAATGGGTGGCTCCCGGCCGGCACGCCATGGAATTACTGGCAGCTCGGCCAGAACGTGCGAACGTTCGATGGCTGCTCGGCAATGGTCGAGGCGTGCGTCAGCGCCTACAGCCAGACCACCGCGAGCCTCCCGGGCGCCCACTGGCGGGCGCTGCCGGATGGTGGGCGAGAGCAGGTCATCAATTCGGCACTCTCCCGGTTTCTGCGCGACCCGAACGACTACTCGTCGATCTCGGATGTCGTGCTCAACCTGATCCGGCGCCTGTACGCAACCGGCAATGCCTACGCGCTGGCGCTGCGCAACGACCGCAGCGAAATCGCCTCGCTCCACCTGATGGACAAGGCGACGCCGGGGTTTTCGGACCAGCCCGGCGGCGGGGTTTATTACGCGCTGCAGTGCAATGCCGAACTGGCAGGCTACCTGCGGGCGCGCGGGGTCGATCTGGCCCAGCCGCAGCCGTTCCGCGACGTCCTGCATCTGCGGCTGCAGACGCCTCTGCACCCGCTCGTTGGCGTGTCGCCGATTATGGCGGCGGCGCTCGATCTTGCGTTGTCGGGAGCAGCACTGTCGCAACAAGCGCGGCTGTACCTCAACGGCGCGACGCCGCGGTTCATCCTGGAGACCGACGAGAAACTCGCGCCCGGCAAGGCGAAGGAGCTCGCTAACGATTTCCAGGACCAAACCACGGGCGAGAACGCGGGTCGTTCGCCGGTCGCGAGTTGGGGATTGAAGGCCCGTCCCGTCACGGTGAGCGCCAATGACGGCAAGCTGGCCGATCTCTTGAAGATGACCGGCGAGAGCGTCGCGCTGGCCTTCCGCGTACCGCTGCCGATCCTCGGGATCAACACGCAGGCCGCCTCCTCGACGGAATCGCTCTATGCCTCGTGGCTGGCGAGCGGGTTGGGGTTCTGCCTCAATCATTTCGAGGAAACGGTCGGGCTGTTCTTCGGCTTGAGGGGACCGCCCTTCGAGTGGCTCGAAATGGACACCCGCGGCCTACTACGCAGCGCCTTCAAAGAGCAAATGGAGGGGCTGCAGGCGGGCGTCATCGGCGGCATCTACGCACCCGACGAGGCTCGCGCGCTGGTCGATCTCGGGCGGGTGCCGGGCGGGCACGGCAGCATGCCTAGGGTGCAGCAACAGGTGGTGCCGCTGAGTTATGGCAGCCATCTGCAGCCGCCGACCCCGACACCCGCCGCGCCGCCCGCGCCGCCACCTTCTGCGAACGATCCGGGGCAGGATCCCAATGCCGCCGCAGCCAATGCCGCAATCCGCGCCTTCCGTGCCGCCGCCGACGCCGCTTGAACTGCTCGCGGCCGAGCTCGGCAACAACGCCCGGCGCATCGAGCGTGAAGTCCAGCTGCTGGTGGCGGCCGAACTGGCCGAATTGCGCGCCGCCCGTGCCGAGCACGAGCTGCGGGTGGGCGCGTTTGAGAAGATGCTGGCCGATATCCTCGAGCGGGCTAGTGCCGCACAAGGCCCGCCCGGCCCAGCGGGGCCTCCTGGGCCGAGCGGGGAGCCGGGGGAGGCTATGGTGGGCCCCGCGGGCGAACCCGGCCCTCCAGGGCCTCCAGGCGCCACCGGAGAGCCCGGTCCGATCGGGGCAACCGGCCTGCCAGGGCCGCCAGGCGAACCGGGGGATCCCGGGGAAGCCGGCGATCCGGGCCCGCCCGGTGTCGCTGGCGAGGCCGGTCCGATCGGGCCGAACGGCCAGCCTGGACCCGCGGGGGAGCCAGGCCCCGAGGGCCCGCGCGGCATGTTGCCTGCGGTCACGGCGTGGAGCGATCAGGTGCATTATGCGGGCGCTGTCGTAACGCATGGCGGCGCCAGCTGGCAGGCGGTTCGCGATACCGGGCGGCCGCCGCCGGGCGAGGATTGGCAACTCTTGGCCGCGGCCGGCCGAGACGGCCGCTCCCTGGCGTTCCGGGGAACGTGGAAGGCTGGGAGACAATATGCCTACCTCGATGTCGCGGCACATGACGGCGGATCCTGGGTTGCCCTACAGGACGCGCCAGGCCCGTGTCCCGGCGACGGCTGGCAACTCCTCGCCAGCCGCGGCAGAGCCGGTCCGCCGGGCCCGGTCGGTGCCGCCGGCGAGCGCGGCTATCCCGGTCCGCCCGCGCCCGCGCCGAAAGACCTCTCGATCGATGCCGATACAGGAGTCCTGACGCTGACGCTGGCCGATGGCTCGACCTTGACCGCCGATCTTTACCCCGTGCTGGTACGCAGCTGATGCTGACCGCTGTTCGCACCGCAGCCCCGCTGGTGGGCCCGATCTCGCTGGAGGAGGTGCGCGCGCATCTCCGGATCGACCAGAGCGAGGAAGACCCGACGCTGCAGATCTACATCGATGCCGCGACCGGCTATCTGGAAGGCCCGAACGGGATCCTCGGCCGCCTCCTGGCGACGCAGAGTTGGCTGCAGCCCTATCCGCTGTTCACCGATCCCTTGTTGCTGCCGCTGGAGCTGCAGCCGGTGCAGTCGGTGATCGCGCTCAATTACTGGGACGCGAGCGGGGTGCAGCGGCTGATGAGCGACACGCTTTACCGGCTGGTGCAGGCCGAGGCCGGACCCCGGGTCGAGCGCACCACCGCCGACCCGTGGCCCGCGACGGCGGTGCGCGACGACGCGGTCAGCCTCGAATTCGTCGCCGGCGAGATCGCGGTCACGACGCCGATCCGCCA